GGGCGTGCTGAACGGCGCAGAGCCTGAGCCGTTGTAGTTCTTCGTCTCGCTGGTGGAGACGTTGTTGCTGTCGATGGTGGAGTTGGTATTGCCGCTGTTGGTGTTCAGGTCGCCCGTGACTTGGGCGCTGGCGGTGGCTGTCAGTAGACAGAGCAGAGCGCACCCATAACGTCCCGCGTATCGCCAGAGCATAGCAGTTCGTTGGCCGCGTCTGGCATTGCCATGTAGTAGAGCGTCTCTGCGTTTTGTCGGATTTCGCACTGGCTGTCACCTTTCGGGCAGGCCGTCGTGTAGGCCACAGAAGACACGGTAACCGGGCCGCATCCGGCGACCAAGAGGGCAAGGGCCAGTCTCATTTGGCAAGGCTCCGCATCAGTTCGTCAATTTTCTTGTCCAAGTTGTCCAGCCGCGAGATGACCCGGTTCATGTCGGTGTGCATGTCGGCCCGCGTAACGTAGTCACGGGCTACTTCTTCCCGCGTCCTGTTCAACAAGATTTGAAGACGCTTCACTTCCTCGACATGGTTCTTCAGCACCCAGCCGATCAGGCCGAGTGCGCCGCTGAGAACGAAGTTCCAGAGCATGTCGGGGGTCATCTCAAGCATCCTCACGCAAGCACAGAGCCGTACAAAGTACCGCTATTTGTGACCGTTATAGTGCTGCCATTCTTTAGGATGGCTGCGCCACCAGCGCCACCACCGACATTGCCGGCATCACCTATGCCAGTACCTCCAGCCGCGCCCCAGCCACCGCCACCGCCAGCGCCACCACGGGCACCTGAAATTTCGCCATTGCCGCCAACGGACCCGCCAGACCCGCCAGCGCCGCCATCTTGGACGGCTGCGCCAGCGCCGCCACCAGCGCCACCACTCCCCGGAAGTATCCTTCCGCCGCCAGCGCCACAGCACCCGCCGTCGCGTGTGGCGGAAATACCGTCTAGTTCATAGCCGCCGCCACCACCGCCCGCGCCGCCACCAATCGAGGGGGTAATCGCGTCACCAGTGCCCGTCCCATTGCCGCCAGCCGCCCCAAGACCGCCACCCGCCCCAGCAGCCCCGAGGAAATACCCGCCGCGAACTTGTCTGGCCAACCCGCCAGCGCCGCCACCAGCGCCGCCGCCGCCGCCGCCTTTAATTTCCCCGTTATTTTGTCCGCCACCGCCACCGCCACCGCCTGCGATAAATGCCCCGGAACCATTGGTGACGGACATCTGCGCAGTTGTGTACGAGTTGGAGAGACTTAGAGCCGGACCGCCATTTCCTCCGGCAAGGGACGAGTCGCTTCCGCCCTGTCCACCCATGCCCATAATCGCGCCGTTATTTACCACGGCGAAACCGTAAGGATAAGACCCACTCACAGTAAGCCCGGAATTTCCCGTAGATGTGGCATAGGCGGTGACGCCAGAGTTAATGGTTATCTGGAAGAAGCTTGCGCTGTTCCACCCGGCAGCAGACAAGAGTGCAGACGCAGTGAGATTGGTTCCTGAACTTGACACAGTAACAGTAAACTTTTTGGAAGAGCCGTAAAACTCACTCATAGAGATGACCCCAGAGGTGGGAACATCTATGTTATTATCTGTGACAAGGGATCCGCTTCGGTAATATTCGGAGAAGCTGACGGGGTTCGACCCCCCAAACTCCGTCTGGAGTTCAGAGAACTTTAAGGGTGTTCCATTGCCGCCAAACGGGAACCCCATTACGGCGCTCCGAATGCCGTGATGTCGCCAGAAGTAACTATTGCCCCGTCACTTTGCAGGCGGAACTTGGCCACACCACCGTAAGAGAATGTCAGGTTTGTGCCGCTGGCAGTAATGGTCCAGCTTTGCGTGCCGCCAGTGACCGTGATTACGCTGGCGAGCGTTGGCGAGGTGAGCGTCGGCGAGGAGGACGGTGCCTTAGTGTCGATCTGCGTCTGGATGGCAGACGTAACACCGTCCACGAAGTTCAACTCGGCTGCCGTTGGTGTGACCGCCGTGCCGCCGATCTTCCACTGCCCTGCTGTCAGGTTGGGCTTGATGGCTGTCGTGCCGTCGAGCAGATCGTCAAGTTTGTCCATGTCCTCGTTAATCTTGGTGCCCCAAGTGTCCGAAGACGCGCCCACCTCGGGCTTCACAAGGCCGTATGTGGTGGTTGTCGTATCAGCCATTTCTCACCTCACGCTGCCCGCGTCCACGTCGCGCTTGACGACGATGCGGGTGTCCAAGTCTCATTCTGCGCCGCCTGCGGGGTCCATCCTGCGCTATCGGCAGACACTGGCGTCCAATCGTCGCCCGTGACCGACTGCGCTGTCCAAGCCTCGCTTTGCGGCTGCTCACCCTCCCACTTGAGGATGGCTCTCGCGGTGAAGATAGCATAAACAGCCGCCGTTGCGCTACCCAGCAAAATACGCTCTACCGATGCCGCCGCTTGGGACGAAACAGTAGCTTGCGCGCTGTCTTGATAAATGGCCTCCATGCTCGCCGCAGCCGCACTCTGGGCAGCCGACGTCGCGTTGGGTTGCTGAATGCGTTCGCCTGAAGCTGACACGCTGGCCGAGGCCGACAGGGCCGCGCTGGGCTGTTGGATGCGCTGCGCTGCGGCGCTGACGCCCGACGTGGGGGTGGCCGCCGCGCTCACCATTCGGATCATCCCGGCGAACACTGTGGACGCGCTCGCAGCCGCAGACGCAGCCGACCCGAGCAGAATGCGTTCGACGGATGCGGCGCTTGTTGCGGCTGCGCTCACCGCCGCAGAGGCTTCCCTGACGCGGGTGGCAGACGCCTGCACGTCACTTGTCGCCGACGCGGCTGCGGACGGCTGCTGGATAAGTTCCGCGCTAGCCGACACGCCACTTAACGCTGCAGCCCCGGCGGCGGCCAGATAAACAATTTGCGCGCTGGCGGCAACGACCGTTGTCGCGTTCGCCTCACCGCTGATTACGATTAAAATTGTTGCCGCAGAGGCGCTTGAAGATGTAGCGACAGCACTCGCGCTCACCAGTTTGGCGTCGCCCTCTGCATAGCCCTCATTCCAGTATTCAGGCTCGACGTAGTATGGGAACGACATGATTGTGCCTTTCGTCGTGCGCTACGTCACGCTGGCGCGGTTGGCCAGACCACGCTGTGCGGGAAGCCAGACTGCGCCGTGATGTCGAGAAGTGCGCGACGGTAGGCTGCCCACTCGGCTTGCTTTTCCGCAGTCAGGTCGGCCCAACGAAGCGGGTTGCTGACGACAGGGTCAACCTCGGACGCGAGCCTGTAGTCGCGTTCTTCGCGGACGGCCTCTGCGGCTGCGGCGTTAAGTTCTGCCTGTGGTCGCAAGACCCACTGCGAACCGTCCCACTCATGCCTTGCGTCTGGCATCAGAGGAACCCCGACGGTCCCTTCTGGATACGTCGCCATGATTTCGGCGCTCGGCTCGGAGAGAGCCTGCCAGTAACCGCGTTCGGGGTGAAAAAATCCGTGTTCCATCATCTTAGCTCCGACCAGCTCGACACCCCGCCGCCACTGATCCTATAGTAATGTCCATTCGGGATAACAGCTGCCGCGAAACTGCGATTTGCGCTGTTAATGACTGGCGCAATCTGTACAGTGACCCACGTTGAGTTGTCGGTCGACGCCTGCAAGGTACCGGAACTGTAGATCGAAACCTCTATGGGTTTTCCAGTGGTGTTCTGGTAGCTGACATTCACGGCGCGAGAGACGACCTGCCAAGTCTGAGCTTGGCCAATGGCGTTGGTCGCAGTGGTCGCAGTTGTGGCGCTCGCAACGGTCCCAGAAACTCTAGCCGCCGGGATCGTGCCAACTTGCAGTGTCCCCGAGTTGTCGAAGTAGAACGCCCATGACGAGTTGTTTTTGTAGACACCAAACGACACGGACGACTGGTTGTCGCTCATCCATGTCAGGTTGTAGTCTGGGAAGTTTATGCCGATATACCCAGTAGTAGAGCCAGTAACGGAAATGGAACCGTAAGACCCCTGCGTAATTCCGTTACCCGTGATACGCTGCCAAGTGGCTGCTGACAGCGCGGAGGCGGTCGTCGCAGTCGCAGCGTTGCCCGTGACGTCAATGCCCCACGTCCCCGAAGCGCCACCGCCCGTCTTGGTTGGCGCGTCGTTGGCAATCTCAGCATTTACGAAAGCCGTCGTGGCAAGCTGAGTGGTGTTGGTGCCGACAGAGGCCGTGGGGGCGGCTGGCGTCCCGGTGAATGTAGGGCTGTCCAAAGTGGCCTTGGTGGCCGCCTCATCGTTTAGGTTGATGAAGTTGGCGTCCACCTCTGTGTGCGTGAGAGGAGAACCCTTCCCGGCCCGCGTTACGATGGTCGCCATTCATTCACCTATTAGTCGAGGGTAACGTCGAGATCGCCCGACGGGATACGCAAGACGTCCCCGGTCGAGATCGACTTGGACGCGGCCAGAGACGCGTAAACAAGCATGTTGCCAGAAGTCTCCGCGTCGAAGACGGCGATGTGCGTGATCGTGCCCCAGCTACCTGTGGCCGTCGGCCATTCGATGGCGGCGTCGTTGGTGGCCAAGTTCCCGCTCACCGTGAACGTGACAGCCTCGCGGGTGTAGGCATTGCCGGACACCTCCGTGCCGCCGCCAGCCTCGCCGGGGGCAGCCGTGAACAGGCCGACCCACCAAGCCGTCGGTCGCGTCGGAGAGCCGTTGGTGAGCGCCCACTGCAGGACGCGGGTTTCAAGGTCGTTGGTAAAACTCATGGTGCGCCTCGCTTGGGTTTGATGACGAGACCAGATCCGCCATATTTGGCTTCGGAGGAACTGGTTCTCAGGTTTTCGATGCCTTGGGCGAACATGGCCTCCCAGACCTGAATGCGCGCGTCGTCCTTCAGGTATGGCGCGGTGTGAACCAGCGATCCGTACAGGTAGACGTCGGGAGCCTCAGTCAGGAGCCAGTTGGTTGCGTTGCTGACCGACAGTGTCGGCACGCGCGCATAATACACTAGCGAGGCGTTGTAGGTCAAATCTGGCGTCGGGTAGAGTTCGATGCCGCCAGCCGTCAGGGCGTAATTCGTCGGGCGGCCCACGCGGTCATTGCGGTCACCGCGCAGTTGCAGCATTTGCGCCGTGCTGATCGGTGCCACTTCGCTCGTCGGCCCGTCGGTGATCTGCAGGCGGATCGGCTGCAGGAAGTCAGCCGGGATCGCGCTGTACTGCGTGTCCAATTCAGCCGTGCTGCGCTTTTCCATGCGCCAGTGACGCAGGTCGCGGTCGATCCGGCTCTCGGCCAGACGGATGAAGGTGGGGACGACCGACGTCAGATCGTCGCGGTTCAGAAAGTCCGCGACCGACGTCTTTAGCTGATCGTACGTTGCAATGGTCATTTCTTCTTCGCCTCGTTGCGGGCCGAAATGGCCTTGGCCTTAGACTTGGCGTCCGCCTTGCTGCTCGCGCCCCACGCGTTCAGTGATAGCAGAAGACGCGTGGGTTTTCCATCTGCATCGCGCTCGGGTCCGGGCATGCCGCCCATTCTGGCCAAGAAGGACGCCCGGCGCGGGTTGTCGCCAGCCTTCACCGGGGCCTTCAGGTTCATACCCTCGGCCTTCGCGGATGCGCGCCCCTTGGCGTTTAATCCGCCTTTTGGGTTTTTTCCTTCAGCGCGCTGCCAAGCCGGGGTTTTAGCCATCACTTGCCCTTCTTCGCTGTTTTGGCGGACGCCTTAAACGCAGCCGCCGTGGGCGCGCCCTTGTCGCCCGGCTTCCGCATCTTCTCGCCAGATCCGGCCTTAATGCGGGCCTTCTTGGCTGCGATGTTGGCGTACAGGCCCTTGCTCATTTCTTGCCCTTCATAGGGCACTTGCCAGCGGCTTTGCACTTAGCTGGCGTCGGGCAGCCCTTGCAGGGCATGAACTTCATGGTCGGCTTTTTCATTTCTTCTTCGCCTTTCCTGCTTTCGAGAGCGCGATGGCCACGGCCTGCTTCTGCGGCTTCCCGGCCTTCATCTCGGTGCGGATGTTAGCAGAAATTGTTTTGGCGGACGATCCCTTTTTCAGTGGCATCAGTATTGCTCCTCGTCGGGCTGCATGGCGAGTAGGCCCATCCCGCCGGGCGCGATAGCCAGCGGCGCGCGGTTTTTGATGAAATCCATCAGCATCTCCTGCCGCGTCAAGTTGCGCTCATTGGCGCGCTTGTCCAAGGTGCGGCGGAATAGTTCCATCGCCGTCCCTTGGCTTTCGTCGGCCAACCCCGTGATGTCGCCAGCGCCCATCCACAAATTGGCTTGGAACTGAGCGGGCGTCATGTCGTATTTCGCTGCCAAACGCTGCGCCATCTCCTCAAGCGCCGCGTATTCCGTCGCGCTGGGTGTATCTGACCACGCCGTCGGCAGCCCCTGCAGTGGGCTTGCGTCGGTTATAACGCCGTCCTTGGCCGCCTTGGCGAGATTGACCTGCACCGTCGGCTTTCCCTTGACATCCCGCGTCAAAATGTACGGCTCAATCGCTTGGCCATAGGCCGCCCGCAAGGTGTCCAGCATCTCAACGCTGCCGCCAGCCTGCTCAGACAAAAAGTCTGGGCTGCCGTCGGCCATCGCAAGCATCCGCATGAAGTGCTTGTCTGCGGCGATGTTCTGCTTGTCACCCAGAAGACTGTTGGCGAACCCTTTTACCTTCGGATTGGCCTGCAGCCACTTAGTCAACTCGGCACCCTTCAGGTTCTCTGGGACAACACGCACCCACTGACCATCTAGCTGGTTCATCACGTTTGCTGCGTGATTGCCCTGCATGACGTGGCCATAATTGTATGAACCCGGACCCTTTTCTGGCGGCATGTTCGGCACATTGATGCCAAGCCTGCGGGCAGCGGCGGCTGGCGTGACCCCGCCGCCCTTGACGACTTCCGCGACCCTAAGCCTGTCTGATGGAGACAGTGCATTGTAGAAGGATGCATTGCGAAGATTGTCTGGGACGGCAGACCCTGTCGATGTCGCGCCGATCAGATCAATGAACTCTCGCCAGCGCGCGTCGCCCTCTTTTTCGCCCAAGGTTCCGACAAACCAATCGCGCATTTCTTCGGTGTTGTACCAGTCGCTCCCCTCCAGACGCCTGCCGCGCTCAATGTAATTGTCGAACATGGCATTGATCGGGTTTTCTGGGTCATCCGTTGCAGCGATAAGACGCCGCATGCGCTCTGGCACCTTTTTCGGGGCGTACCGGGCAAAAGAACCGCCAGCCCTGTCTGGCGCTGCGCCACGATAGCGAGGGTCGCTTCCCGGTGGGAGATTGACTGTGCCAGTAGCGTCCATGAGGCCCATCGGGGGGCCGCCATTGTCGCCCATACCGCGACCCGCGTCGAACGGCGCGCGCTGGATCGGGTTGCTGTACATCACTGGCACGGGGCCGGGCTGGTTGAGACGGTCAACGATATCACGGCCAGCCGCACGCATAGTGTCGCCCGCAGCCTGCGTGGCGGGAGATCCGCCCAGCAGACCCTCCATCACGGCGGCAGCGGCTGGAACTCCAGCGCGCCCAGCGACAACCGCAGGCCCGGCCACGCCAGCCGCACCCGACAGCATGTCGCCCAAGGCGGCCAAGCGGTCGTATCCAGCCACATCCGGCGACATCATGCGCTCGCCAGCCCGCATGGACTGGCCGATGGCCTCGACCGGGTTCAGAAACTGGTTCAGGAGCGCAAGACGCTCGCCGATCCCGCCCGGCAAATCCATGATGCCCGGCTTGCGCGGGGCGACGCCACGGCTGCGCGGCTCGGACATGAGGGCCAGATCACGTTGACGTAGTGCGCGCTCAAGTTCGTCTGCCATTCCAGCCTCTTATCGCATAGCCAGCAAGCCCGTGGGCCGCCGCTGGGGTCTCGGTGACGTCACGACTTGCGTGCCGTAGGTGCCTTTCGCCGGGAGAGCCGACCCGGTCAACTCTTCGTATTTCGCGCGGATCTTGGGGATGTAATCCCGCGACTGCTCGGGCAAATCCTCGAACTTGCCATTCCAGCGCATAGCGTTCGTCGGCCCCCAGTTGTAGGCCGCCAGCGCGCGGTCCATGTCGCCGCCCGTCAGGTCCAGCATGGCGCGCAAATAGTCGTCGCCCATCAGGTAGCTCAGGTCAGGCTCGAACAGCAGACCCTGAGCCGCCGCTGGCGTGCGCTCGGTGACAGGGTAACCGCGCTCTGCGGCCCGGTCGAAGACGTTCCTAACGTCGTCGCGCGGGTTCATGGCCGTCTCCGGCATAAGCTGCGTCAAGCCAGCCGCGCCCTTCTTCGAGACAGCCATCGGATCGCCGCCGCTCTCGGCGTAGATCAGGGCGTCCAGAAGCGCCTTCAGGTCGAACTGTTCAGCCATCAGCGACGCTGCCCGCTCTGAGCGCGCTGCATCGCGTCGTAAATCATCTTCATCAGCGCCTCGTCCGACATCTGGCCCACAGGCGGCAGGGTCGTGGTCGTGATGGCACCCGGAGCGTACGGGTTGGGCATCGACGGCGGCCCGGCGGAATACATCGGCGTCGGGCGTGACGGCGGGCCTGCTAAGTACATCGGCTCGCGCTCCCGCTCCATCCGCTCCTGATACCCCTGCGGACGTACGCCCAGAGCGTTCAGGAAGCCCGAAAGCGGGCCGCCCTCAAAGGTCTGCCCCGAGCGGCCAGCGCCGCCGCCGTCCAGCATGTCGAGCAAGCCGAGAAATTTTTGCTGATCCATGCGATCCTCCGTTTGCGGCACCTTACCAGATCAACGCGCCCTTGGCTATATCACGCCACACCCTTCAGCCCGCGCCGTATCGGCTTCGACCAGTTGGCCGTCGGCGTGCCCAAGGCCGTCGCGGCGTCCCCGGCGAAACTGAGGAACACGGCGTCGGCCAAGTCGGGAGACCGTAGCCCACGGCGACGCATGTCGTCCTTGCTCTCGGCCTTCACCTTGCCCGTGGAGCCGAAGCTGTACCTGATGGATGTCAATTCTGATAAAAGGGCCGAATTTTTCGGAAGTCGGGCCGTCCGCTGCTCCAGCCATCCGCGCACGCGGAAGATCAACTCCGTCCGCAAATTGGCGTATGTGTTGCCGAAGGCGGGAGCCTCCGAGACGTTGATGCCGCGCACGGGCATGCCCAATTCGCGCATGCGGTCCACGACACCCGACCCGAGGCCGATGCTGTCCACCAAGATCTCCACGGGCCGCTGGT